AACTACACAGCACAAACTTGACTTAAACTTGATAAGGACACCCAGCAAGGCCCTGCACATTTATTAAGCAAGTATGACGGCTGTGCAAAAGCTTTTTGACCAAATTAGCGACCCCAACACCAAGGCAGGCTATTCTAACGCGTGTTTTGAAGCAGCTCAAACCGCCTCCAAGAAAGCACTTGCTATCGCCCCATTCTCTGTAACTAACCCTGAAGCTCTAACCCTCGAGCGAATTGGGATCACCACTTCCCCTTTTGCCACCACTTCACACACCCACGCTGCTGATAAAATCATCGAAAACGACTGCCTCTCCATCATTGGCCACTACCTCCCTAAGAAAGAAGCAGTTACTTTGATACAGCTTAAGCGTGGTAAATTACATCTGTTAGGCCGTAACCCAAACTTGGATAAGTTCCAAAACTATTGTTACGAACCTAAAGATGTCCTTCGTTACGGGCTAACCAACCCAAATTCATGCCCGAAAGTTGATACGGAGTACGCTGTGCTCGCAGATACATTACACTTTATGTCTCCAAAACAACTTTACACATTGTTCTCCAAAAATCCAAAACTTGAGCGTCTTTTCGCCACATTAGTTCTGCCCATTGAAGCTCTGCATAAACTGCCGAGCCTTTTCCCCGACGTGTACAAACTCGAGTACTATAAGGACCACTTCTCATACATGCCTGGTGGCCACGGAGGGGGAGCTTACGTACACTCTTACAGCACTCTTCGTTGGCTAGACACAGCTCAAGTAGGCCCGGTGGATTACGATAAATCCTGCATCACTAACCCTTGGCCTATCACTGATTATCTGAGCATTGAAAAAATTGAAACTAAGGCTGCCCACCATATTATGCTCATCCAGCGTCGACGCGTTCAAGTGGACTGGCCACTCCCGACACTCTGGGTCTTCCATGCTTCGGACTATGTCAAATTACCACCCATTTTCTATCCACCCGAAGCTAACGTACAAAAGACTTACCCACATGTGTTTGTGAAGCGCATGCAACTCTACTGCTTCTCAGTTAAAGCGGTTTCATTACGAGACATTTTTGCTAAACTGAGGCAAGTGATTGAAACACAGGAGTTAATCCGCTACTCCATGGCCGATCTAATCCGACTCGCCAACTACCTACTCTTCATCACTGGTATGAATCAGCTTAGTGATTACGAGTCACCACTGCTCGAGAACTTGTTCGGGAAATTATGCGCCTCCATCCGCATGAGGCTCCGAACTTTCTTCCAGAATCTCCTAGGCAAGACGTCATATGCTGCCCTCCTGACCGTGACGGACGTCATCCCAGTGCACTTCACCACCACACCCAAACGGAGGGAGGCGGTAGGGGAATCTTGGTTCCGCTCCAGTGACGATGAGCCGAAACCTAAGAGTGAACCCACCCAACCATGTGGCCCGTCACCCGATGACCTTGACTTACTAGCGTGGTTCCACGAGCTCGAAAATGGACCGTCCATAAATCCGCAATCTGAAGCTCCGAACCCCACTAAGGAACAGACTTCAGGAACTGCGACCTCAGAAACTCCCGGCTCAAAAGAAACACCTATTGCACCTGGAAACCCCACAGTCCCTAGCCTTCCGAAAACACATGATGCGCAAAAATACTCAACAAGGTCATCAGAGCAAGGCACAATGTTCGAATCATCGACACCATCGAATGACCAGCTAGAGACCAACAAACAAAATGTTACCATAGTCAACCACACCACTGCTCCAAAAGGAAATGACGAAACTGGTGCACCATCGCTGGTAACTCCTAATCCCAACCAACCTCATGACATACATACCCAAGCTGAATGCTGCAATAACGACGATGAAGACGCCTTCTCAATTGACTCTTCGTCAGACTGCGATGACTGTGAATCTATGCCCTCACTCGAAGAAGCCACTGACGCAGACTCCCTGGACTTGGAAAGTATCATGCCAGATATCACCACTGAACCCTGCCCTAATCCAGAAGAGGGTAGCAACGCAGCTTTGACTGAAGAAAATGAGTCCGGCCCCCATGACCAACAGAATGATACACCAACCTCTGGAATTACGGACCCAGAGGCCGACAAGGCTGAAGTGGTAGACCAAGCAACCTCGAGTGACCAAATGCAGCCCGCACGCCCTCGACTAGAACCACTCGACCACGCGACTGTCGACATCCTTAAATTGCATGGCTTCACAGCTTTGCAACCTCAGCATGACGGCGCTGACCAGATACAGCCTGTGTACTTCAATGATAAAGTCAAGCGTCATCGACAACTTGAGGCGAAAGATCTGTGCGCGACAGCTAAGCCTTTTGTCACCCTCGCTGCATCCCTGCATAGAGGAGTTTACAGTTACAAAATCAATAACAAGAGAGCAACGGCTTACATGTCTGACGTCAAGAACAACTTGACAGGTCTGGTCCTCCCAAAACTTGACAGAGACTTGTTAAGCTCTTGGGTGGCCCTCGCAGAACGAACCACTCGCGAAGTGGGACTTCTAGTCATACATGGCGCCGGCGGAGCTGGTAAATCTAGAGCACTGCAAGAGTTGCTTAGAAGCTCCCCAGAACTGCTTGAGGCTGTCAACATCGTCGTACCCACTATCAACCTAGCCAATGACTGGAAGAAGAAACTCTCTTCCATGGACCCGCGTCGTGTTATGACCTTTGAAAAAGCCTGCGAGCGAGAGTGCAAAGGTGTAACCATTTTCGATGACTACGGCAAACTGCCTGCTGGCTTCGTGGATGCCTACCTTGCTATTAAAGTCAATGTCGAGCTAGCTATACTGACAGGTGATCAGCGCCAGTCTACCCACCATCAAGACAGAGAGTCACAAATAGCACTACTGAGCTCCAACGTGGCCCACTTCGCACCGTACACTGACTATTACATCAACGCCACCCACAGGCAGCCCAGACGACTAGCAAATCCCATCAAAGTGCATGCCGAGAGATTGGTAGGAGGCTCCGTACGCAGGTCTGACTTAGTGCCTGACAGAGCAATGGTGCTAGTGCCCGCTTTCAGGAGCCAGTCCTTACTCACTGACTTAGGCCGTCAAGCCATGACATACGCGGGTTGCCAAGGGCTCACTCTCAACCACTTGACTATTGTGCTAGACAAAGACACGCCTCTTTGCTCGGAAGAGGTCCTCTACACAGCCTTTTCAAGAGCATCTGAGTCCATTACCTTCGTGAATACCCATTCGGACAATCCTGAATTTCTCGCGAAATTAGACGCCACTCCTTACCTCAAAACTCTAATCTCGTGGGTCCGAGAGGATGAACAAGCCGGCTGTTCAAGCCCCCCACCAGAGCCAAACGTTCGGGACGAGCCCACCAAAACACACATACCCGTAACTAACGACAAAGTACAATTAGATGACAAGGTTGAGACAATGGAAGACAAAGATACACGCGAACTGTGGTCTGGAGAGGAGAAAACCAACCTTATGCAAACTCAAGACCCCATCGTACAACTCTTTCCCCACCAACAATCCAAAGACGAAGCTCTTTTCAAAATCACCATAGATGAGAGAATTCGCACAGCCAACCCTGAGAAGAACGCTAAGAGTCTGCAACACACGCTCAACGCTGGCGACTTGCTATTTGAAGCTTACGCCCAATTCATGAAAGTACCGGCGGAACCCCAAGCTTTTGACAAGAGGTTGTGGACGCACTGCAGACAACTAGCATTGAGAACGTACTTATCCAAACCTGCTGCCAACCTGCAGCAAGGCGCCTCCCGACAAGATCCGGACTTTCCCGACAATGCTATTGCCCTTTTTAACAAGTCGCAATGGGTTAAGAAACTTGAAAAAGTCGGGGCTAAGTTCAAAGCGGGTCAAACGATCTCCGCTTTCAAGCAACAAGTTGTCTTGCTCACAACCACGATGGCACTTTATCTCAGGAAGAAAAGGGAGCAGCATCAACCGGACAACGTCTTCATAATGTGCGAGCGGACCCCTGAGCAATTTAACAACTTCGTTTTGACCAAGTGGGACTTTTCACGACCCAATTATACTTCTGACTACACGCAGTATGATCAATCCCAAGACGCCCCGTTCCTCAATTTTGAACTTAGGAAAGCACGTCATCTTGGAGTGCCCGACGAAGTGCTAGCCTTCTACAGGTTCATTAAGACCCACGCCAAAACTTTCGTCGGTAACCTGGCTATCATGCGCCTCAGCGGAGAGGGTCCCACGTTTGATGCTAACACTGAATGCAATATCGCCTACGATGCTCTTCGATTTCGTCTCGATGACAATGTCCGAGCCTGTTACGCCGGAGATGACTTAGTGCGCGACCGAGCCTGCGAAGAGCGAGCTGGATGGGTATACTCCGAGCGGCTCTTCAGCCTCAAAGCTAAACCGTTGGTCACCAATAAGCCAGACTTCTGCGGCTGGAGACTCACCCCTTATGGAATCGTGAAGTCTCCCATCCAGTTGTATCAATCACTCCAACTCGCTTTACGTCTCGGAAAGGTTGAAGACGTCAAGAGAAGTTACGCAATAGATTATCTCTTCGCTTACAGGCTTGGCGACAAATTGTACGATATCTTTGACGAAGAAGAGCTCGAGAAGCATCAGTTGGTAACTAGAACTCTCATCAAGAAGGGTATGCAACCGCCGGAATCTGGCAATCACTTGCCAACATTCCATATAACATCCGACCGGTTAATCCGCGACCCACGCGCTATCAAGATCCAATCTTACGAGAGTGATAGGCTCCTTCTACACCCACCAAGCGTAATCGAGGACTATATTCCTAGGAATCCCGTAGGCGATGATCCTAAACGAGCCGCTCCCATAACCGCACACCAAGAGATGGCCGTGGCCTGCCAAAATGGGGTTGAAAACCTCCTAACCGCGAAATGGTTCGGGAGGCCAAGGGTTTGACATTCCGCACCAACTAACATCATAATCGCTGACCTAGCCTAACTTTAATTTAACCATGCTTAGCCTTTCCCAGCTTACTTAGTCAACTGACACCCTTTTCCGCTAGTTATGTTCTAGATATGTTCGAAATGAAGACCGATCTCTTACTACAAATTATAGCGAATAACGACTTTTCTCGCACTGCAGAACCCCTCACTGAACCCCTCGTCATACACGGTGTCCCAGGCTCCGGCAAATCTACTCTCGTCAAAGCTTTGCTACTCTGCCAATCCACCATTGCTTTAACTCTCGGCGCCGCTTACGGTCAAACACTCGCGCACCCGGGGGTTGAACAGCTTACAGAAGGAAGGCCCACCCACTCAATCTCACACCACGAAACAAGGATTCTCGACGAATACCAATTAGGTGAAAGAGTTGACATCAGTCCTTTTAATCTCCTCATCGGAGATCCCTTCCAGGGCAACCTGCACTTTAAGGCGCACTACGTGAAGAACTACTCACATCGCGTACCTGCACCTATTTGTCACTTCCTGCGGACACTCAATTACGAAATATACGGAGCACAACCCGGGGAAATTTTGAAACTCCCAGTATACAGTAAGCACCCAACCGCACCAACTGGGCAAGTACTACACCTCGGCACCGCTTCCCGCAATCTGACCAAACAACACAGCGTTTGCTCCAAAAGCCCCGCTGACGTCCAGGGTCTTGAATTTCCAGAGGTCACCCTAGTGTACCACTCCACTGAGCGCCTGAAATCCCGTGCGAACTTTTACATTGCAGCCACGCGCGCCATTAACCGCTTGTGCCTAATCACCGACGAGTCGCTCCCTTCCCTCCATAATCCTGACAAACCAGACACCACTTGCGGATGAGCTTCGCACCGCCACCAGACTACTCCAAAGTATACATTACACTAGCTGGAGGCGCCGCTCTTGGAATACTGGTTTACGCATTCAGAGCTAATCACTTACCACACGTCGGAGACAATACTCACCATTTACCCCACGGTGGTCGCTATTGTGACGGCAACAAGCAAATTCACTATTTCAAACCCAATTCTGGCTCTCGATCAGGAGAATCCTACATCCCCCCACTCATTATCTTCGCCCTCACTTTGGCTATACTTCTTCTTAGCCGTCCTCGCCGCCGCATCTGCGTACGCTGCTCTGAGCCTCATTAAAGGTGCGTCACACGGGTGCCTTATCACGATAACCGGTTCGACTGTGCAAGTTTCCGACTGCCCTTTAGAGAAAATCCCGGCTATAGTCGAATCCTTCCGTTGGAGTAGCCATGGTGATTGTAACGACTTTCGACATTGACCGCGCTCGGGACCTAATTATCAGCAACTCAAACAGCATCAGAGACTGCTTACTTGACAGACTACACACAATCTCGAATGAACTGCGCATCGTCGGCGCCCACGTCGATAGCTCCATAGCTTTCAACAAAGTCAACTTGCAGACTATCTACAATCATCTGAGCGGCAACAATAGCACCTCCATTCAAGCACCTTTAGCTGCACCCAGCGACTCACTACTTGATACCTTTGAAACTGGGGCTAAAGCTATCCAGCGCACTTTCTTCTCAAATGCGACACTTGCCGTAGATGCCACCCGTGCTTTACTCGGTTACGTACCCCCAACTAGATACGACATACCGCCAACGATTCTTCCCCTTGATGAACTCTACGGACAACTTCACGCACTACATCAGAACACTTTGGAGTGGTTGACACACATTAACCACAATGTTGACTCTATTCTGACCAAGCTCAATCCGATTAGTCCATCATCACAACACGATTCTCTAAGCAAAATGCACGAAGCGCTCGCGGCTCTAACTAAGACGATTGACAGCATACATTCAAACTCACAATCAACTGTCACTGACGCCAATCGACCGAGCTCATCCAAACCCCTGACAAAACTTGAAGTGATTGAGCAAAGCTTAGAGGCACTACATCGGAAAATTGATGAGCTCTCCTCATCTATCACGAATGCCACCCTTGGACAGAGTGTTAAGCCACAACCCCAAACATCGTTACCAACCGACGCAGCGAAGAATTTGCCCGTCTACCAAGCCGTCCACCCCACCACACCATGCAGAACCTATGGGACCATACTTCTTGACGGAGTTCACTCAAAGATACCCATGGACATCATTGGCCGGCCGGCTTCTACAGCTCTGCGACTTGAACTCTGCGTCACACCCGGTGATCAGTCCACCACTCTCAGTTACAAGATTTTTGACGACGGGTACCTTTTGGCTTCAGATGACGTTGAAACAAGCCATAGGTTGCAACATTACCCAAGCGATTGTCTTGCCCTCTTACATCAGAAGTGCCCAAATTTCATATATAAGATTAAGATGCGTGGTTTTTGTTAAGTTGACTGGAAGTGTGAATTAGATGAGTGGTGAGCAATTAATTTGAAGAACTTGATGAACAACCCTGTCGACCCAAACACGTCGCAACAACAAATGTCTGGTACTTCAAGCCAAGTTAGTCAGCCCCGGCCCAATGTGAATCCTTTTGGTCAAAACCAAACCCGCCCCCTTGGGAACCGTGATCCGCAAAATAATAATAGTGACGCAAGTAGTGACATCGATGGACTCATGCCTGCTGTGACCGACTTTGAAACGCTAACAAAAGATGTCGAATCCAACTCAGTAGCCTCAAAGCTGATCATCCGCGAAATACTTGACATGCTGCAAGCCAAGCGCCAAGGAGCCACCCCGAAAGATCTTTTCTCCCTTGCCTGGACTTGTTATCACAACGGTTCATCACGCTTCGTGACTTTGACCACTGATGCCCCCTGTGGCATGGCACACTCGGAACTCAAAGACATTGTCGAGAATTCTTGCACATTAAGACAGTTCTGTGGATTTTACGCCAAAGCTTGCTACGTTGCAGGCAAACAGCAAAATAAACCACCTGCCAACTGGTCTAGGAAAGGCTACCAGGAAGACTCAAAGTTTGCCGCCTTCGACTTCTTTAACGCTGTGCTTAGCGATTCTTCTCCGAGCCCACCTGGAGGCATGAGATTCAAGCCCACAGACGCTGAAATTCTCGCACATTCCATGAACGCTAAGATGTCCATTGTGGAGTCCCGACGCGCCACCAATATGGTGTCCACCCGCGCGGATCTACTAGCGCAACAACAAATACATGAGCAACCAAAACCCCCGATGATCACGTTCTAATGCATCCTCAAGACTTCAAGTTACTTTGCTGCTTACACTTTGTCAAACCCACTCTTCCTCAAGACCTCAAAGAACTACTCTTCCTCACTTGTGTTAATGAATGTAAATTAGTACGTAAGTTTAGTCAGAATAAGCCATTTCAAGGCACGTCTAAGTTCGCTCAACGCCGTAGAGCGAAACGCTATAATAGGTGTTTTGACTGCGGAGCCTATCTACTAGATGACCATAGATGTAAAATCCTAACATCACGCGCTCAATCGGACGCGCTAGCTGTCATACGCGAAGGACCCGTTAAGCTACATGCTGAAAGGACCTACAGGCCAAATTCTGACGCCGCGCTGCTTATTGAGAGTGATCTACAGTACATTAAAAGTTTAAACTTTAAGGCTTGACCCAAGCCTCCCACAGGGTTTACAGGGTTCTGGACGTGGACAAAGACACCCACGATTGTTGATATTGCTA